ATGCTACCAGTTGATATTCTAGCACCTTATGCTTGTCGAGACGCAGACGGAACTTTTCAATTATATGATAAATTTTATCCATTAGTTTCGGAAAACGAAAAGTTTAGTACATTATATGAAGAGATTCTTAAACCAGCAACAGTTGCGTTATCTGAGTTAGAGAATAATGGTGGACCAATAAGTATTGACCATGCTAGTGACCTTCAAAGTAATTATGAAATTGATATTGAAGAATGTATTAATGAAATATCTATGGATGATGCTGTTAAGAGATTTGAACGTATACATGAAAAGACATTTAATCCAAATAGTACTATGCAACTTAGAGAAGTATTCTTTAATATTCTTAAACTACGGTCTACTAAAAAAACTGCTACAGGTGCACAATCTACGGATAAAGAAGTTCTAGCAGAATTAGATCATCCTCTATCCGATGCTATTCTTGATTTGAGAGAAAAAACTAAACTAAGTAATACTTATATTCGTAATATTCTGGACGGACTAGACAAAGATCATCGTCTTAGATCCTCTTTTAATGTACACGGAACAACTAGTGGGAGACTTAGTAGTTCAGGAACCCTGAATTATCAAAACATTCCAAGAGACAACAAAGATATTAAAAAGTTATTTAGAGCTAGAGAAGGATTTCAAATAGTACAATGTGATTTGAAAACAGCCGAAGTTTATTATGCAGCAGCATTAAGTAATGACGCATTTCTTCAACGAGCTTTTATTGAAAATCTTGATTTCCATTCTTATGTTGCCAAACAGATATTTAATCTACCATGCGGAATTGATGAAGTTAAGACAACCTTTCCTGAACAAAGACAGTATGCAAAAGCAATTACTTTTGGAATCATGTATCAAGCAGGACCAGCTAAAGTTGCTGAAACAGCTAACATTTCTTTTCCTCAAGCTAAACAATTTATTTCAAAATACTTTAGAGAAGCATCAAGTTTAAAAGCATGGATTGAACAATCTAATGTATTTATTGAAAATCATGCTTACATTTATAGCTACTTCGGAAGAAAAAGACGATTACCTGAGAGTAAGAGTCCTAATAAGGGAGTAGCAAAACACGCAGTTAGAAGTGGGGTGAATTTTCTAGTCCAAAGTGTAGCTAGTGATATTAACGTATTAGGAGTTATTGATACAATTAATTGGATTAAAGAAAATGAATACGAAAAAGTAATGATTCCTTTTACAGTAGTTCATGACTCAATTGTAGCTGAAGTTCAAGATAATTACGTTGATGAATGGGTAACTAACGTGCAGGGATTCTTGCAAAAACCAAGAGGAATAGAAATTCCAAATTGTCCAATAGGTGTAGACTTTGAAGTTGGCCCTAGTTGGGGAGATTTGGATGTCTACGAAATTTGATGCGATAGAATTTCCTCTTTTTGGTCTTAAAGATAAACCATATAAAATATCATATCTAGGAACTGCTATTACCATAAGTAAATTTAAATACGGTAAAGTAAGTATTCTTGATGATGTTTCGCTAGAAGGAAATTATGCAGAAAGATTATTACAGCTAGACACACTTCACCCACAAACTCGAATAATATTCGATTTTACTTTTTTATCATTACAACAGCTAATAAAATCTATTGATAATATTAAATGGGGACTAGATGCAAAAGGTAAAAGTTTTAAACTACATAAAAAACAAAAATTTAAAGCTAAATTAGCACAAGTCAAAAAGAAAACAGATAACTTACTATGGATTGAAGGTATTTCTTATCCATTTGAAATACCGCATATGATTGACGACTTTAAATCTTATGATTTATATGCTTTATTAATTAATATAAATAATACATGGTATGTTAAAGAATTTACACACGAACACAAATATATAACGGAAATTAAAATATAATGCAAACATTTTTACCTTATGATGATTTTGTTTTATCTTTAGACTGTCTTGACTATAGACGTTTAGGGAAACAACGAGTAGAAGCCATGCAATTACTTAACGCCATGAAACGAGAAAAAGGCGGATGGATCAATCACCCTGCTACTAAAATGTGGCGGGGTTATGAAAAAGCATTAACAGAGTATATGAATCTATCAATTATGCTATGGAAAGCTAGAGGATACAAAAATACAATGAAAATTGTAGACGTAGGTGAATTAAGTGATGATGATTATCCTCCGTGGTTTGGTAACGAAAAAATTCATGCAAGTCATAGATCAAATTTACTAAGAAAAGACCCTGAGTTTTACGGTAAATATGGATGGACAGAACCCGATAATTTAGAGTACGTTTGGCCTGTATAATGATTAACCATCTAATCTCAATTGATCAATATAGTAAAAGTAAATTAGAAAATTTTTTTACTTTGGTCAATAGAGAACAGTATGGTTATACAGATTCCATTTTAGTTAACAAACATCAAATAGCAACTTTGTTTTACGAACCCTCAACAAGAACCAGTGCAAGTTTTCACAGTGCTGCGACACAATTAGGATATTCCGTTTTACCTATTAATGAAGTCACTTATTCTAGTGTAACTAAAGGTGAAACATTAGAGGATACAATTCGTACTATTGGCAGTTATGTTGACCTTATTGTTTTAAGACATGGAGAAAAAGGAGCAGCCCAACGGGCTGCTGACGTGTCTACTATACCTATTATTAATGCAGGAGATGGAAACGGGGAGCATCCAACACAAACACTTTTAGATATTTATACAATTTGGAAAACATTTAAAAAATTAGATGGTTTAACTATTACTCTAATAGGTGATTTAAAAAATGGTCGCACTGTTCATAGTTTAATTAAAGTTTTAAGACATTATGAAGTTAAAATTAACTTAATTAGTCCAGATAGTTTAAAACTACCAAGTGAATACTATAAAAATTCGGATGTAGAATATAGTAAAATACCACAAGATTTGCAAACTAATATTTTATATGTAACTAGAGTACAAAAAGAACGAGGATCACAAGAAGATTATAAACTTTCTCTTGAAGAACTTACAAACTTACCAAAAGACACTATTGTTATGCACCCTCTCCCAAGAATGAAAGAAATACCTACGTCATTTGATAATGACTCTAGAGCAAAATATTTTGAACAAATAGATAATGGATTACTAGTTAGAAAAGCATTATTAAGAGAGCTATTAGGATGATAGAAAAAATTAAAGTTAAAAATGCGATTTTACAAGATAAAATGTATATCTTTAAAAAAGATATAAGTGATCCTGCACGTTTTGAATCTAAATTTAGGGAAATTATCGACAAAGATATATTTGAATGGTTTGATTATGATAGAGAAAGTGAATTATATACTATTCCAAGTAACGCATACCATAAATTAGAACTAGAAAATTATACTGACCAACGAAAATTTACTGAAGCGCAAACTGAATTTACTTTTAAAGGAAAATTACGTCCTGAACAACAGAAAGTATCAGATGCGTTCTTTAAAAGAAAAGGTAGAGTAACTAGTGGACTATTTCAAGCACCTTGTGGATGGGGAAAAACATATGTAGGATGTAATATTATAGCAAGAGCTAATTTACCTACCTTAATTATGGTTCATACAAAGTTATTATTTAAACAATGGCAAGAAGAACTTCAAAAACAGTTACCTGGGATTCCGATTGGAACAGTAGGTGATGGAGAATTTAACCTTCAAGAAATTACTGTTGGCATTTATAAGAGTGTTTATAATAATTTAGCTTTATTAAACAATAAATTTAGTATGGTAATGGTAGACGAGGCGCATCTTTGCCCTGCAGAATTATTTTCAACTGCTTTAAATAACATTAATTGCAAAGTTAAAATAGCAGTTACAGCTACTCCTAAAAGAAAAGATGGTAAGCATGTTGTTTTAAACGATTATTTTACCCCATATAAAATTTATGCAGAAGATTTAAGCAAAAAAGATAGCCCATCAGTAGAATTAGTTAAGACCGACATACCATTTAATGTTTTAGATCCAAAAAGAGATTGGAGTCGGCAATTAAATAAACTTACTGAAAGAAATGAATATATAAATCTTATTAGTGAAATTGCTACCCAAGATATTGCAAACGGAAGATGTCCTTTAATTCTTTCAGAACGAGTAAATATGCTTAAAAGTTTACAAAAAGCAATTAAAGGAAGTGTTTTACTAATTGGGGAAACTAAAGAAGAAGATAGAAAAGACATATTAAAAAACACAGGAACTAAATATAACGCGATTCTTTCAACTAAAATTTTTGATGAAGGAATAAGTTGTCATAGGTTAGACACTTTATATTTAACTTGTCCGAGTAATAACCCTATTAAGTTAGAACAAAGAATAGGTCGTATTTTAAGAGAACATCCTGATAAAAAACATCCCTTAATTCGTGATTTTCAATTACGAGGAGCTATTGTCCATAAACAACAGCTTAATAGGTTAAATTGGTATCAGGAACAAGGATTTCTATTATGACATCTTCACTAGAAAAAGAAATAGTAATTTTATTAGAAAGTAAAGTTAACCCATCAGTAGCTATGCACGGAGGGCATATCTCTTTTAGAGAATGGGATGAAGATAATGGTATTTTATACCTATTTTTACAAGGAGCATGTAGTGGATGTGCAATGTCGAGTGCAACATTAAAAATGGGTGTAGAAAATATGATTAAACATTATTTTCCAGAAGTTAAATTGGTGGAAGGAATTGACGATCCAAATTCAGACGTTGATCCTTACTACTAATTATGTATTATTTTAACTGGAATGAGCTGTGGACATACAGTAAGGGGCAACCTGAATCAATCTTGATATTGACATATGCTCTAATAATAGGTTATAATAATATTATTGCTAGTTCGGGGAAGCAGTTAATGAAGAAACTCTTTATTAACTCTATAAATTTACATTTATTCCAAACTAACAAACTAAAGGTATTGAAAAATAGTTCTATTTTAAGTACCTACCAATGTAAAGATGCACAAAGCTATTTTAAAGATAAGGATTTTCTATTTTCAACAGTAAATCCAAATGCTAAAGTAGAGTACCTTTATATTTTGAGCAAACGCTCAATTGCTAACAAAAACCGATATATTCCAAAGAATTATGTATCGTCCGAACATTGGGGCAATACATTCGTCAAAGAACGAACTGATAAACTGGAATTGATACTAGAATAGGAGAAATAAATAATGGTATCTTGGGACAAAGCCAAAGCTCCGTCACAAGGTGGCGGAGAAAGACGTGAAATTCAGCGTCTAACACTTCCCATTGGGGAAACTAAAATTCGACTGGTTGGGGAAGTAATGCCTCGCTATGTTTACTGGATAACTACTACTGAAGGTAAACGTATGCCTCTCGAATGTTTGCGTTTTGTGCGTGAACAAGAAAAATTTGTGGAATCAAACGAAGATCCTTTCAAAGAATTAGGAGAGGATGTTTTCAGTGAAAAACCACAGTTTGCATATATCTGCAATATTATTGATCGTGCTGATGGGCAAATTAAGATTTTTGATCTTAAAAGTACTATTTATCGTCAAATTGTTGATTTTGCAACTAATCCAGAGTATGGTAACCCTGCCGACGCCGAAACTGGATATGATATTACAGTCAAAAAGGAAAAAACTGGACCTCTTCCACAGAATGTAAAGTATACCTGCCTTCCGGCTAGGGCTAGTACTGCTCTTACTGATGAAGAGCAAAAAGCTGAACTTTTCGACTTGAGTAGAATTTATAAACGTCAAACATACGACGAGCAAAAGAAATGGATGCTAGATAATACTGCTCTATTTGCTTCCGCTTCGGGAGACGACTTTGCTCCAAGTGAAACCGCAGAGGATTTGGACTAAATGAAAAAGTATAAACTGAACGAGCTAGTACAAGCTACCGGTCAGGTACAAGAAATTGGGGAGGCAGCGACCTCCCCAAATACTTCTCCAGCTTTACAAGAAGCAGTTGGAGGAGCTTTCAAAAAAGTTGATGGCGAAAATATCGTTATTGATATGGACATAATTAGAAAACATAATATTTTCTTTGCAACTCCTTGTTATGGTGGGCAAATTACAGATCAATATTTTCTAAGTATGTTTAGACTAACACAGGAACTTATTAAATATAATATTAACTTTCGTATTACAACTCTTCGTAATGAAAGTTTAGTTCCGAGGGCACGTAATATTCTAACTGCTATGTTCTTAGAAGCAAAAGAATGTACCCATATGATGTTTATTGATGCAGATATTGAATTTGACCCTGAAGCAATAATTCGTATGCTTGCAATGGATAAAGAGTTAATTACAGGAGCTTATCCTAAAAAGACTCTCCCAGTTGATTATGCAATTAACTTAAAATTTGCAGATCAAGAAAAACAACAAGTTAAAGTAGATATGGGTGCAGTTGAAGTTTTGGATGCTAGTACTGGATTCTGGTTAATGAAACGAGAAGTAGTTGATAAAATGATTGAATCTTACCCAGAATTACATTATTTAAATGATAGTAGTATTGACCCTAAATTTAATCAATATTGTTATTCATTTTTTGATACAATTCATGACCCTGATGACAATCGATATTTGTCAGAAGATTATACCTTCTGCCGTCGTTGGCAAAAGATCGGTGGACGAATTTGGCTTGATCCAAATACTAAACTGAATCATGTCGGTAGTTACACCTTCGAGGGTGATGTGAATAAAATCTTTAATTGGGGTGAAGTACAACACAATGCAAAAGCCGCCTAGTAATTTAGATCAATATGAAGCTAAAGCTTTTTCTCAATTCGGTGAAGATGGTATTAGTAAGTATATTTTTGATAAGATTAAAAACGATAATTACTATTTTGTTGAAATTGGGACTCAAGATGGAAGTGAATGTAATACACGTTACTTACGAGAAAATCTAAATTGGCAAGGAATACAATTTGATGCAAAGTATGAAAATTCTTTAATTAACCTTAAAAAGCATATGGTTACTCGAGAAAATATTATAGATATTTTTAAATCATATAATATACCTGCAAAATTTGATTATTTTTCTCTTGATATTGATGGAATCGATTGGTACATTTTATATGAAGTTCTTTCTAATTATGAAGTTAGAGCATTTGTATGTGAATATAATGCCTGTTTAGGCCCAAAACGAGATCAAGTAATAGAATATGATGCAGAATTTTGGGACGCGGGACCTTATAATATATATCATGGAGCAAGTCTAAAGGCTTTTTGCAACCTAGCATCATCTAAAGGATATTCTCTGGTACATTCTAACGGAGTTAATGCTTTTTTTATTAATAATAAGCATTGGACTAAACAAGAAGATTTCCCGAATATGGGTAATTTAGAAGAATTATGGAAAGATTATCCAGAATTTCTAGGGTATCGATTTTTACACGACCATCCAACCCACGAACACGCTAATTTTAATACTTCAGAGCTACTTTTAGAGTTATTGAAAAAATGAAAATTTTACTTTCGGCAGATTGGCATATTGCCTTGCATAAGAAAAAAATTCCTAGCACATGGCAAGCTAATAGATTTCGACTATTTTATGATAAATTGCATGAGTTAGAAAAAAATTGTGATATTCACATTATTGCAGGAGATGTATTTGATAAAAAACCAGAACCAGATGAAATATGTTTATTTTTAAGATATATAAACTCAGTTTCAATACCAACATATGTAATACCGGGAAATCATGAAGCGACTAAAAAAGGATATACATTCTTATCTCACTTCCATGAAGATAATGCTATTAAAAATCCGAGTGTGGAAGTTATCACTCAAAATTCACGCAAAGAATTTTTGGGGCAAGGAT